TATTACAATGTATCACAATTCATTTAGTGAGTTAAGTAAAGCACCTAGCGAGGCTTTGGTTTACGCAGTTGCTAGTTTGGCTTTTGGTTGTTTAGGTTTAACAACGGCAGAGAAAATATTTAAAAAGGATTAAGATGGCAGTATTATACCGACATATTAGACTTGATAAAAATCAGCCATTTTATATTGGTATTGGTAAGACTGAAAAACGAGCATACGAAAAAATAAAGCGTAATCAATTTTGGTACAATATAGTTGCCAAAACTGACTATGAAATTGAAATACTATTTGACAATTTAACTTGGGATGAAGCTGGGGAAAAGGAAAAAGAGTTTATAAAATTATATGGCAAAAGAAATGACAATACAGGAACTTTAGTAAACATAACGGATGGTGGTGGTGGGATATTGGGAGTAAGACATACCGAAGAATCTAAAAGAAAAATTGGTATTGCAAGTAAAAATCAACCAAGACAAGTTTTATCCGAAGAAAGAAAACAACATTTAAGAGAAATAAATTTAGGGAAAGTTGGTTTTAATAAAGGTAAAAGTCCAAGTAAAGAAACTAGAGAAAAAATTGCTAATACATTAAGAGGTAGAGTTGGTCCTAATAAGGGCAAGGCAATGAGTGAAGAAACAAAAAAGAAAATTATTGCATCAAAAACAGGCAAACCATCTCCTAATAAGGGTAAAAAGCAATCAGTAGAAATAAAAAATAAAGTTAGCGAAGGATTAAAAAGATATTTTGCAAATAAAAGATTACAAAATGATAAGTAAAAAAAGCCTAGAATTAATTATTCAGCACGAAATTGGAGGCAGAGCCTATTATGACAAAAAACTACAAGGTCCAATATGGGCAGGTGGCGAAAGCGGGGTTACGATAGGATTTGGATTTGATATGGGTTATACTAGCGAAAAGCAATTTATGGCAGATTGGTCAGGTGCAATCAATTTGAATTACATAAACGCATTACGACCAACAATAGGCATAAAAGGTACACAAGCAAAGGCGATGCTTAAAGGCGAAATATTAAATGTTAAAATTCCATACAATACGGCATACGAAGTTTTCGTTAAGAGTTCATTACCTAGATACTACGCAATGACAAAGAAAATTTATCCTAATATGGATTTATTAAACGATGACACAAAGGGTGCTTTGGTTTCAGTAGTTTACAATAGGGGTAATAAACTTGAAGGTGATTCAAGGGCAGAAATGAGGGCAATAGTTGACCTGATTGCTAAACAGGATTACGAAGGTATTGCAGAACAAATTGAAAAGAGTAAAAGACTTTGGGAAAATCGTGGACTTGACGGGTTGGTTGTTAGAAGGGAATCCGAAGCAGACTTAATAAGAGAATCTATTTGTTAATGGCATATTTATACCGACATATCAGGCTTGACAAAAACGAACCATTTTATATTGGTATTGGGAGTGATGCAACTTACAAAAGAGCAAATAGCAAATTTGGAAGGAATAGATTTTGGCATAACATAGTGAATAAAAGCAACTACGAAGTAGAAATATTATTAGATAACATAAGTTGGGATTATGCTTTAAATAAAGAAATTGAATTTATTGAACTTTATGGTAGGCGAATTGATGGGGGAATATTATCTAATCTTACTAAAGGTGGTGATGGGGTATTAGGGTTTAAGAATCCTAAATTATCGGAAAGGAATAAAATTGGTCTTTGGAAGGGCAAAAAACATACTGAAGAAACAAAATTATTGATGTCTTTAAATAGTAAAGGTGTTAAAAAAAGTCCATTAGCAATTGAAAGAATGATTGCATCTAAAGTTGGTAAAGGGATAGGGAAAAACAATCCAAAATATAGAGGGGTTATATATATAATAGATAGTAATAAAAATTTAAGATACGAGTGTGATTTTCCATTGGATGCTGCTAAATTATGTGGAGTTTCTTTAGCTTATGTAAATAAGTGTTTGTGCGGTTTAGCAAATGGATATAAAGGATTTTACTTTAGCAGAAACAAAGAAACAATAAACACAAATATATGTCAACTCCCAACACGCTTAAAACAAAGCGTAGGCGATTATTCTTTGATATAGAAACTTCGCCAAACATTGGATTGTTTTGGGAAGCTGGATATAAAAAGAACATTGATGTTTCAAACATTATACAAGAACGAGCCATAATATGTATATGTTATAAATGGGAAGATGAAAAAGAGGTCTATTCTTTGCAATGGGATTCAAAGCAGAACGACAAGGCAATGCTACAAAAATTTATTGAGGTAGCAAATTTAGCAAACGAAATGGTTGGGCATAATGGAGACAAGTTTGATTTAGCGTGGATAAGGACAAGATGCCTATTCCATAAGATTGAAATGTTCCCAGCTTATGTAACTATTGATACCTTGAAAATAGCAAGGTCAAAGTTTAGATTTAATTCTAATCGTTTAAATTATATAGCAGACTTTTTGGGATTAGGGCAAAAGATAAAAACCGAATATTCACTTTGGAAGGATATACTTTTAAAGAAAGATAAGGTGGCAATGGAAAAGATGATTAAGTACTGCAAAAAGGATGTAACATTATTAGAAAATGTATTTAAGGCATTAAGGAATCATATCCCACCTAAAACACATTATGGGGTTATCTTTGGAGCAGATAAAGGCAGTTGCCCTGAATGTGGAAGTGATGATATTGTAATTAATAATAGAAGGACATTATCTTCGGGGTTGAAAAGAATTCAGTTAAAATGCAAGACTTGTAATACAATGCACACGAAAACCGATAAATAAAATGAAAATGCCTAAAAATTGGAATCGTTTATCCCTATCCGAACAAGAAAGCTGGTTAGTTAAAAAGTATCAGGAGATGTTAAGCGAAGTTGATGCCGTTACAAGAATGTTGGCTAAAATACGAGGTGGGCAAAGAATCAAGGTAACCGAAGTTGATAGACCTGATGAAGCAATATTAAAATCGTGAGAATTAAAATCATATACAAGAAACTCGGAAGGGAACAGGCACACGGCATTGCTGAAAGCGATGGCAATATTTATTTAGACCCACGTTTAAAGGGCAAGAAACACCTTGAAATAATGATACACGAGGTTTTACATATACTTAACCCAGCTGATAGCGAACTATCAATTATTAAGAAATCAATAACTTTGACAAAAGTTCTGTGGAAAGAGGGGTATCGTAAAGTTGATGACACTAACGATATGCCGTTACAGGATGGTTCAATTTAGGTTGTTTGGTTTGTGATTCATAGTTTGGTCCCCTAGTGTAAAAAGCTAGGGGTTTTTTATGTATATTTGTTGCTCATAGAACTATACTAATGGTTTCGGGGACTTGTTTCTACTTGTCCCCCTTTTTGTGCCTAACATCCACCATAAAGTGCCATAAATGACACTAATGGTTGCAATATGTGTCATTAAATGCACATTATAAAGTGCATTGAGTAAAATTACGCAGTCCATTGAGTAATATCAAAACTTGCAGAGTTTACATTTTTTGATAATAGGGTAGAATTGCTACCGAATTACCCATCACTTTGTTACATAATTAGATAAATATCTAACACTATTTCGGATATTGGCAGCGTTTCATTACCGAATTTGTTAAATCTGCATAGGTTTTTTGGTAAAATTCAGGCAAAAGTTTACTAATAGCGAACTTATCAATCATAAAAGTTACCCAATAAGGCAACTTTGAGCCGTATATGAGCGACATTAGGCTCATTTATAAGCGATAACCATAACTCTTTGATTTACAAAGTATTAGCATTTTAACATAATTTTAACTAAAATAATTTAAATAATTTATTGTTTGTATTGTAATCTTTTATATCTTTGCTAAAACAAACCAAATATCTATGAAAACAGTATTAATCTATGAAAACAATTTTTATCCCTACAATGCACAATTCATTGCACAGGCTGGAGATAATTTATTCCTTGACTACGAAATTGATGGCTCAAAGTTTTTCCTTGTGAAATTCCGTACCATTGACCTTGCAAACAATCAAATCATTTTATCAATCATTAAATTATAAACTATGAACAAAGAACAAAACCGCAACTTTCAGGCTATCGTTATTTTAGTCGTTGCATTTATGATGTGTGCTTATTTACAAAACATTTAAACCCCAACAATGAAAGTAGAAAAAAAAGAGGTAGTCTGCATTAGATTACCTGAATCAATCAAAAAGAAAGTGGATGCCGAAGCAAAGAAAATGTATTTAGCACCATCAAAATTAGTATCAATTATTGTTCAACTTTATTACGAAAAACTATGAAACTAGACTATCAAGGCAGACAATTAAAACTACACCAAAGAGCCACCTGTTTACTTGAATTGTTAAAAAAAGCACAAGCAGAACAGTATAGACAAGAAAGACTTTTAGCTGAATGGCGGTCAGCTGGAGCATACGATAACGCAAGGTTATTTACACACGAAAACAATTACCTAATAAGATTAGCCGAATTAAACGATGTACAAAAAAGAATCCTTAAATCTTATTATTGGTTGGTAGTTGAATTGTACGACATAACTGAAAACTTTATTTTACCTGTAAATAGAATCCAATGAGTTATGTAGACAATACTAAACAAAACCTGATGCGAGAAAATTACATCTTGGAATTAGAGAACGAGATGTTAAGAAAACAAATTACCAAACTTAAAATTGAATTAAATGAATTATTGGATAGTACCCAGCGTACTAAAGCAGCGGATGACAAAGAGCGAGAAGGAACAATTGGCTAGTGATATTTTAAAAACAGTTAGCAATTATTACGGAATATCAATTGAAGATATTAAAGGCAAATGCCGAAAGCGTAAAATTGTAAAGCCTAGACAAGTGATAATGTTCCTTTTAAGAACAAAGGCAAGGATGGTATTAAGCGACATTGGGGATGTATTGAATAGAGACCATACAACAGTAATTCATTCAATTACTTGCATCCAAAACGACATTACCCACCCCTACGATGATAGCCTAGAAAAAGACCTTATTAACATTAATATATTACTTTAATTTGGTTATTAACAAACAAAGTATTAATTTCACATCCTAAACCATTAGTTATGAACAATCAAGTAGAAAAACAAACAAACAAAATCCTTTACACAAAGGAGCAAATTGAGTTAATCAGGTCGCAAATTGCACCTGAAGCAACCCAAGAGGAACTTAAACTTTTCTTGTATCAATGCCAACGCACAGGGCTTGATGCACTTTCAAGGCAGATTTATTGTATTCACCGCTGGAGTAAAGGCGGTAAAAGAATGACCATTCAAACATCCATTGATGGATTCCGTGTTATTGCGGAGCGGTCAGGTAATTATGGCGGACAATCCGAGCCATTATTTACTTATGAAAATGGGGTATTAATTTCGTGTAAGATTTCAGTATTTAGGTTTCACAATGACATTCGCTTTGAGGCATCCGTTGGAGTTGCTTATTTAGCAGAGTATTGCCAATTTGATAAGGATGGCAAACCGATGGGCTTATGGGCAAAACCACATATAATGCTGGGTAAGGTTGCAGAGGCACTTGCTTTGAGAAAAGCATACCCACAGGATTTGTCAGGAATATACACCAGCGAGGAAATGCAACAAGCAGATGAATCAGCCTATTTAAAGGCACATCTTACTGAATTGGATGTAGAGTTAGCCGTTGACCTTTGCGTATCAAAAACGGAACTTAAAACGCTATATTCATACAATATGGAATTAGTAAACAATAGTCCTGAATTAAAAGAAATATTTAAAACCAAACAATCAACTTTATAACTATGGAAAACCATTTAATTGACCTACTCAAGCAAAACCTTGATTTAAACGATTTCTATTCAATTACCATTTGGAAAAATGATATGGATGGACATCACATTAACTTACAGGGAAATAATACACCTGAATTGTTATTAAAATATAGCAATTTAGGATTTGAATTTAAACTAACCAATGGAACTTGGCTTAAAGCTATCAAAAATAAATTTGTAATAACCTTAACTTAAAACTATGAACAATCTATTAATTTGGGAGGTCGCACCCACAAAAAGCGAAATTGAAATGTATGCTCAAAACATTTGTAACGAACTAAATGAAGGCTTTACAAAGCCCGAAGATTTAGCCGTTAAAATGGCAGCCATTGAGACTTTTGCTAAAACATTAAGAGCGAAAGTAGAGGAACATATTATTGACTTTTTAGGCAAATGCCCTAAAGGAACATATAATCACTTGGGAGCAGAACTAAAACTAAAGGATAGTCAAACTTATGATTATGCTAGTTATTCCGAACGCTGGGCAGAATTACAATCACAAATTGATATTCTAAAAGATGAGCAAAAGGAAATTGAGGAAAATGGCAAGAATTTTGAAAGAGGCATCATTCCTTTGAAATCATACAAGCAAACCTATTCAATAACCTTAAATAAATAAACTATGCCTTATTCAACCTGCTGCGGAGCAGAAACCAAAAACACGGAACAGGATATATGCCCAATTTGTAGATATTACTGCGATTGGGAAGAAATACCTAGTGAAGAACCATCCGATGAAGAAACATTTAATAACCACAAAACCGAAGGTGGAATATCCTTTGGTGGAAGTAGCTGGCAAGGAAGATAATTTTAAACAATAAAAACAAATAAAATGATAGTATTAAACATCAAAAAAGAGGACATCAAATTTACTGCACACAAAAACGGAAATCACTACGCAACAATAGTTGTAGAGAAACGCAAAGAGTTAGATAAGTTTGAAAATACCCACACAGTTTACAACGGACAAACCGCAACTGAAAGGGCAGAAAAATCAAAGAAGGAATATTGCGGAAATGGGAAAGAGTATGTTTGGGAAGGCAAGAAAGAATTTGCACAAAACAAACAGGAAGCAGAAGATACTCAAGACCTACCTTTTTAATTATAACAAAACTATAACACTATGAGCCAAAACAAACAAATCGCAGACTACCTAAATAAAGGTAAAAAGCTAACCCCAATTGATGCCTTAACTAAATTCGGATGCTTTAGATTAGCAGCACGAATAGCAGATTTAAGGAACGAAGGAATGAATATTGTAACTAACACAATCAAGCTGGAGAATAAGAAGCAGATTGCCCAATATTCGGTTAAATAGCTTATATTTGCACAGGATGTAGGATATCCGTTTACAAACTTATTGGCTCAAAGCTGAAACCCTAATCCTACTAGGGTGGATGCCGAGAGCCTTTTTTTATTATGTCAAAAGACCCAGCCGTGCTATTTTACACAAGTGATTTCTTGAGTGGCACATTTACAATGACCAACGAACAGGTTGGTAAGTACATTCGTTTATTATGTTTACAACATCAAAAAGGCAAATTAAGTGAGAAGGATATGTTAAGCATATGCTCTGCATATGATGTTGACATTTGGGATAAATTTAAAATTGAAGATGGTGCATTTATTAACGAAAGGATGTATAACGAGGCAATTCGTAGGCAAAAGTTTAGTGAATCAAGGAGAAATAACGCTAAATCACCTAAAAATGATAGCACTAGCAAAGCATATGCAAAGCATATGGAAACTGAAACTGAAACTATAACTGAAAATAAAACTATAAATAAAACTAAAGCTAAAGTAAAGGAGATACCCATCCTTTTTAGGGATAGTATTTACAATGATATAGAAGTTTTTAGTGAAGCATTTTTGGGAACTCAATACGAAGGTGCTAACTTCAATTTTTACTATGAAAAAGTAAAGAATTGGTCTGATTCTAAAAACAACAAAAAAGTAGATTGGATAGCTACCGCAAAAAATTGGATGGCAGATGATATGGCAAATAATAAATTTATAGATATAAACTTTAACCCAAATGCAAAACGAACTAATCAAAATCAGCAACTCTCTTACGCTGAACGAGAAGCCCAAAAACGAAATAGCTTATAAATTAACCGATAAATACGAGGTTAAAATTTATGAGGCAATTAATTCAATGAGTATTAGTAAATGCTCAAAAATAGAAGTAAAAGAGGTACTTAAAACCTGTTTACAATTAAGCGGAACACAAACACCAGCAATGGATGACTTTGACTTTATTGTAGATTTTGTAATGGATAACTACGGAATATTTAAACTTAAGGAACTAAAAACAGCATTTGAAATGTTAGCAGCAGATAAGTTATCAGTTGAAAAGCATATCATATTTAACCCTAAATTAATCGGTGAGGTAATGTCTGCCTATAAAAAGATTGCAGTACAGGTAAGGCAAAAGACACAAATAAACGAAATAAACGAAACACCAATGCAAATAGATGAGGAACAAGCAATTAAAGATGAGCAAGATTATTGGAACAAATCCGAGCAAAAGAATTGGCGGTTTTTAAACCATCAGGTATTTGATTACTTATGGAAACGTAAAATGATTAAAATATCAAAGGAACAAGGCGAAAACATTAAAGCCAAAGTAAGGGCAGTATTTTTAGCTGATTCAAAACGACCACAAGATATGTTAATTGATGAGGAAACAATGAAACAACAATGTAAAAAGTATTCTTTAATGATGCACTACAATAACCAACTATGAAAGAACTATTTAAACTAACAATTGAGTTTACAAGGATATTTATAGGCTTTATCCTAGCAATTACCATATTGGTAACATTTGATTTATACTACGAAATAAAAAGACTATATGCAAAGGGTAATAAATTTTAGCGGTGGCAAGACAAGTGCATTGATGACAATAATGAACTATCGTGAAGGGGATATTGTTTTGTTTGCTGACACAGGCAGGGAGCATCAAAAGACTTATAAATTTATAAATGATTTTGAGGCATACGAAAATATACCTGTAACAAGAATAAGTTACGAAGGCGGATTTAGAGGTATGCTGGAACATAGAAAATGGTCTCACATTCCAAATAGAGTGAAAAGGTCTTGCACAATTGAATTAAAGATTAAAACCGCTAAAAGATGGTTAAGGGCAAATTACGGAAAACAAGATTATGAATGGATGGTAGGATTTAGGGCAGATGAGGAACGAAGGGTTAAAGGCTATGAAAAACGACAAGCATACATTCATCCTGTATTCCCTTTATACGAACAAGGTATTGATAAGGCACAAGTAAATGACTATTGGAGTAAAAAACCTTACACTTTGGAAATTCCTGCTATATTAGGAAATTGCACTTTATGTTTTCTTAAAGGCAAGAATGCAGTAATAAATATTTTAAGGTCATATCCTGAATTAGCAGCTGAATGGATTGAAGATGAGGAATTAAGCAAATTAAAAGGTAAAGGACATACATACTTTGGAGATACAACCTACAAACAATTACTAAACTACGCACAAAACGATTTATTTAAAGGACAAGACCTTACCGATTTAAGTCCAGCATTTAGTTGTTCGTGTACAAGTTAATCCCTAGTTTTGCATTATGGCTTTACAATCAATACCAAGATTAACCGCAAAGGCTCAACAAATATTTAACCGCTACATTAGGACTAGAGATAGTCAAGATGGATATTTTACTTGTATTAGTTGCGGTCAGGTTAAAGATTATGAAAGTATGGATGCTGGGCATTATGTTCCTGTCAAGGGTAGTTCAGCATTAAGGTTTGATGAATACAATGTCAACGGAGAATGTAAATCTTGTAATGGCTTTGACCAATTCCACCTAATAGGCTATCGCAGAAACCTAATTGATAAGATAGGCGAACGAATGGTATTGCACCTAGAAAGCCAACACAGGCTCATAAAGAAATGGTCAAGGACTGAATTAAACGAACTAATAGAAAAGTATAAATAATGGCGAAACTTAACGCAGCTGGTAAAGTAAACTTTGGCACAAGAAAAAAAGGTAAGTACAAAAAAAGTAACGGACCGAAAGACAAACCAACAAAACCATACAATAGACAAGGATAATGAAAGATACATTTTGTAAAAGAGAATACAAGTGCAAATGTGGAATAATCATAGAGGACTATGTTTGGGAAAGTTCCATAAAGGAACATACCATTAAATGCAATTGTAAAAAACAAATTGGCTATGATAATTTACTCGTAAATAAGGTTGTTAAATCAGCATCCATTAGAACACCAACAAAGAACCGATAATGTTAATCAACGAAATTAAACCAAACCCAAACAATCCAAGAATAATAAAGGATCATAAGTTTAAACAACTTGTAAAGTCAATCCAAGATTTTCCCCAAATGCTTGAGTTGAGACCTATTGTTATTGATGAAAATAATATGGTATTAGGTGGCAATATGAGATTAAAGGCTTGTATTGAAGCTGGAATGACTGATGTTCCTGTAATACACGCTAACAATTTAAGCGAACCACAAAAGAAAGAATTTATTGTAAAGGACAATGTTGGCTATGGCGAATGGGAGTGGGATGCTTTGGCAAACGAATGGAACATTGAAGATTTAGATAATTGGGGATTAGATATACCAGCATTCGCAAATGATATAGAACAACCAAAGGACAATGCCATCGGAGGTACGCCTTGTCCGAATTGTGGTGTAACTTTGTAATTCAGTGATAATACAACGAATATGCCGAATCCCGAAAACTTAAAACCATTCCCTAAAGGAGTATCAGGAAACCCAGCAGGTAAACCTAAAGGAGTTGAACATAGCAAAACAAGATTATTGCGTTTACTACAACTCGTTACTAAAGTGCGTAACCCTGTTACAGGAGAAGATGAGGAGTTTACAATAGCTGAACAATTAGATATGAAGATAATTGCAAAGGCAATGAAATCGGATTTAAGGGCTTATCAGGAGATACTTGATAGATTAGAAGGTAGAGCAAAACAAACAACTGACATAAACGCAAACATTCAAGGTAGCGTCCAAATAGTAATACAACAAGATGAGCGATGCAAACCAATTGAAGATTAATGCAACCCCTGTATTCTTTGCCAACAAAAGAGCATACGAAGGCAATTATCCTGTCATTTGCAATGAAGGTGGCACAAGGAGTTCAAAGTCTTATTCCATTGTTCAGTTACTGATTGAGATAGCATACAACAATCCAAAGACTAGGATTTCAATTGTATCGCATTCCCTTCCACATATCAAACGAGGAGTTTATAGGGATTTTAAATCAATAATGGAGAATTGGGGTTTATGGTCGGACAATGACTTTAGCTTTTCGGATTTTATATACACTTACCCTAATGGGTCTTACATTGAACTGTTTGGACTAGAAGATGAAAGCAAGGCAAGAGGACCAGCAAGGGATGTTCTATTCATAAACGAAGCCAACTTAATCAAAAGAACTTTATACGACCAATTACTAATGCGTACAACAGGCAAGGTATTCCTTGATTGGAATCCTGCTGACTTTATTAATTGGGTTTATGAAGTAGCTGACAATCCTGAAAACAAACGCATTCATTCTACCTATCTAAATAACCTGCCAAACCTATCCGAATCACAAATAAAAAACATAGAGCAATATAAAAACTTACCTGATGACTTTATGTGGAAGGTTTACGGACTTGGCGAACGAGGAGCAGCAAAAGAACTTATTTACACCCAATGGAAACAATACGACACCGCACCTGAAGGAGATGTATTCTATGGTCTTGACTTTGGTTATGTGCATCCAGCTGCACTTATAAAGGTTACCCATCACGAAGGCGAAAACTACTTTGAGGAAATCATTTATCAAAGCGGACTTACCTTATCCGACCTTACAAGATTGATAAAAGAGAAAGTGCCTGAACGAGCAACCATCTACGCAGATGCAGCCGAACCAAAATCAATAGAGGAACTTTACCGACAAGGATTTAATATTAAACCTGCTCAAAAGGATGTATGGGCAGGAATAGTTAAAATGAAATCTTATCCTATAAACATTCACTTCCATAGCAAAAACTTAAAGCGTGAGTTTATGTCGTACAAATGGAAAAAAGATAAAAACGATAATGTAATTGAAGAACCTGTAAAAGCAAATGATGACGCTTTAGATGCTTCAAGATACGCAGTATTTACTCACTTGACAAAACCTAAATTTGCAGTAAGTGTATTTTAACTTAAATTTCTTTAACTTTGTTTAAATTCTAATAATATGGGTTTATTTGACATCTTCACTAAAAAGAAGATTAACACACTATTTCCAACAATTCCGATGAACTCCCAAATAGCAATTGAAAGGGGTATCGTTACTTGGCAAGGGGCTGACCAAAGAAGTTTTGTTGATGATGGATATGTAGCAAACGATATAGTTTATTCAATCATTAAACTAATTACCGACAAAGCTAAAATTGCACCATTCCACGTTTATAAGGTTGTAGATGAAAAGGCTGCAAAGAAATACAAATCTTTAGCTGCACAAAAAGACATCAACCTAAAAGAACTTGAGCAATTACATAAAAAGGCATACGAACTTTACACAGGAGACCAAAGATTAAACGAGTTACTTAAATATCCTAATGAAGAAGATTGCTGGAGTGATTTAGTTGAACAATGGTGCGGTTTTAAGTTAATAACAGGTAATTCTTTTATTTATGGCAAACTTATTGAAGCAGGAAACAATCAGGGCAAACCATTTGAACTATTTGCTTTGCCTAGTCAGTATATGGCTATCATTGCAAATATCAATGTGTTCCCCCCAACAAGGGCTGGGTATCAGTTATACTACGGACAAATGTGGTCATTTGATACAAAAGAAATCCTACACGATAAATACTTCAACCCACAATGGGGAGTTACAGGTGGACAATTGTACGGACAATCACCGCTACGAGCAGCAGCCAAAAACTTAACAAGAAGTAACGAAGCTAAAACCGCTGCCGTTGCATCATTCCAAAATGGTGGACCTGCTGGAGTTTTATTTATGAACGATGAACGCTTTGACCCTACAAGTGGTCAAGCACAAGCACAAGCACTAAAAACCGCAGTAAGTCAAAAAGGCGGTTCAGCTAACTTTAACTCAATAGCAGTATCAGGTTATAAAGTAGATTGGAAACAAATCGGACTTTCTCCTGTTGAACTTAATATCATTGAATCGGAAAAATGGGATTTAAAAGCACTTTGTAATATCTACGGAGTACCTAGTCAACTTTTAAACGATAGCGATTCAAAGACCTATAACAATCAAAGAGAAGGGGAAAAGGCATTAACACTTCGTTGTGCCATCCCATTACTTAACTCATTGACTGAAAACCTTAATAGAAAATTACATTCCGATTGGGGTTATAAAGGAACAAATTTATATGTTGATTACGACCTTTCAGTTTATGGAGAATTAGAAGCAAATAAAGCCGAGCAAACTGCGTGGTTAAATACTGCGTGGTGGATAAGCCCTAAACAAAAGTTAGATATTATGAATATTGAAGTGCCTGATTATATTCCTACTGAAGAATTAGAGAAACTTTATATCCCAACAGGATTGCAAACTATTGACCAATTTGAACCTTTGAATATTCCTGACCAAAACCCTTAAAATGATTTGGCAAGATTATAAAAAATTATATGCCAACGCATTAAAGCAATACTCACCGAAGTTCAAAAAAGAACTACAAAATCAGGTGAACACCTATTGTCGTACATTAGACTATAACGCAATTAGCGACAAAGCCATTAAAAAGACCATTCAAAAGCTACATTTGGCTATGGGTGTAAAGATGGCTCAAATATCAAGTAAGGTCGTTAAAAGGTCTGTAAAAGGGCATTACGAGGCATTAGAGGTTAAATCAGCAGAGACCGATTTGTTTGCTTACACTATCCTTCAGTATCTACAAACGCAAGGTCTTGACCAATTGGCATCCGATATTACAAATACAACAAAGGAACAAATTAGAAGATACCTAATTCAATCAGCCGAGCAAAACCTAACACTACCTGAATCAATTGCCTTGTTAAGAAACGCAGGAATAACTGATTATAGAGCGGAGTTAATAGCAAGAACGGAAACAGGTAGGGCTGCCAATATTGGTTCAATGGTTGGTGCAACAAGTACAGGATTAGTAACTGTCAAAGAGTGGATTGCAGCAAAAGACAATAGGACAAGAAGGATTCCACGAGACCAATTTGACCATTATAATATGGATGGTAAAAAATTACCAATAGATGAAACATTCAAACTGCAAAACAAAAAGGGTGGTTTTGACTTAATGCTACACCCTTGCGATTCAAGTGGAAGTGCTGGGGATGTTTGCAACTGCCGATGTACTTTAGGATATGAGGCACAAAGGGATAAAAATGGCAAACTATTAAAGCTAGAAAATAACCCACCAAAAGGGAATGTAGGGATGATTTGGGGCATATTAACTAACGCAGTAGGTATGCAAATAGGAAACTTAATTGCAGACTTGTTTGAATAATAAAAAAAAATATAACTTTGTAAATATGAAAACTTACGCATCAAAAGATTTAATTGTTGAAAAACAAGACATCGGCTACGAAGTAATGGATGTAGATACCGAACAACGCAGAGTAAAAGCCGTATGGGCAAGAACAGGTAATGTAGATTTAGATAATGATATTATCGTTCCTGAAGCATTTACAAAGACTTTAAGCGAAAGAGGTCCAGCAGGTAAAAACTTGATATGGTCTTTAGTTGACCATTGTGCTGAAATGGAAGCGGTAATAGGTAAGCCTGAACAATTATACGTTGAAGGTGATATGCTTATTGCAATTACTCCAATAGTAATGACCGAAACAGGCGAAGATATAATGAAAATGTACGATGCAGGTTTAATCAATCAGCATTCAATTGGATTTACCACAATAAATTCAAGCGTAGGTAAGGATGGAGTAAGAACAATCACTGAACTTAAACTTTATGAAGGTAGTGCGGTATTATGGGCAGCAAACCCTGAAACACCAACCATTTCAGTAAAGAGTGAAGTAAAGAAAGAACAATTAGCAAACAGGCTAGAGAAACTCTTGAAAG